CAAAAAACTACCTAAATTTACAACTAACCATTTTTTAAAATCCACCATAATTAATTTTCGTTGAAAACTATCTGCCAGTAATGCCATGTTTCCTTTCGTATGATATACTTCTGCAAAATTATTGAAGACTTGTATAATATTATTATTTGCATACACTGATAAATTTGAAACGTTATATAAAGGTTTTTTGAGCCGGGTATTCACAACATTATGAAAGATATATAACATATTCTTTAGATCCGTTTTGTTCTTTATACCCGAAAAATTTATTCGTGCTAAAAATTGGCTGGCATGCTGTGCGCAATCAGGACAGGGTAAAGCGCCACATATTCTTTTAATAATAACAAAAAGCTGTGGACCTATTTCTGCAAACTTATCTGGATTTATTTTTTCTGCAAGTGTATGAAGAAGCGTCCAAACGGGAGGCCCCCATTTTTTCGTTGACATCTATTATATCTATAATATATAAAAATATAAAGACTTTATTCGGAATTTATATATTATAGCCATTATGCCAAAATACATGGTTGAGGGTGGCCTTAACTTTTATGAAGAGTTGTATAAATCATTTGATGATGTCATAGTTGATAAACCTATACCAGATGACATATCATTTGATAGTCAAAATGCAAACAATGATTTCAATAATGTATGCTTAATAAGTAATTTACCATTAACTGATAATTTCGTTACATTGGAATGTAAACATAAGTTCAATTATATGCCTTTATATAATGATTTGGTCAATCACAAAAAAAAATATAATACTATGGAAAGAAAAACATTAAAATGCACAGAAATAAGATGCCCTTATTGTAGAAATATTCAAAACAATTTATTACCTTATTATGACGATATTGCGGTTAGCAAGGTGCATGGGGTAAATCATATTAATGAAAGTACGTTAATTATGAATCAATTTGATAATGTGAGTTGTAAAAGTTATATTGCTGGAAATTGTAGTCATGTATATCTATGTGCCGATGGAACTACTATGCCATGCAAACACAGCATGGTCACCTTGTTATGTGATAAATATTATTGTGCAAATCATAAATATTTTGGAAAAATGGCTATGTTAAAAGAACTCAAAATAAAAGAAAAACTAGAATTACATGCAAAAATACTGGAAGCAAAGAAAAAGATATTGGAAGAAAAGAAAAAGGAAAAGGAAGCTGCCAAAATGGTAAAAGATTTGGCAAAAGAAGAGGCGAAAAAGGTAAAGGATGAAGAGAAAAAAGTAAAAGCCGCTTCAAAAGGAGCAAAGGTAACAACAAATGCAGAAAACATAGCAAATGTTATCATTTCAACGCAATCAGGATGTGTCCAATTATTGACTACTGGTAAAAATAAAGGTAAACCATGTAGTTGCGCAAAAATATATCAAAATAATATGTGTTTGCGACATCATAATTTAGTAAATAAGAATAACTCATATGATGGAACTGGGACCAATTACGGCAATCCTGAACAAGCGGGTTTATGGGTGCAATGGGTCAATGGACCAGAGCCAGAACCATAGCCAGAACCATAGCCAGATCCAGAGTCAAAATAAGACAAGACAAGACAAAACAAAAAAACAAATATATTTGAATTAGGATATAAAATTATGACTATATTTATGTAATACATAGATATAATGGAAACAAAAGAAGAGTTAGTTGCAAATATTAAAGAATGGATTAAAAATGATACAGAAATATCCACATTACAAAAAGAATTAAAAATTAGACGAAATAATAAAAAAATGTTAACAGATGCATTAATGACCACTATGAAGTCAAATAATATAGATTGTTTTGATATTAATGGAGGGTCTATAATATACAAAAAAACCACTACTAAAAAACCATTAAATGCAAAAGCTTTAATATTAGCATTGCAAAATTATTACAAATCAAATCCATCGCAAGCGGAATCTGTGACAAAATTTATCATGGACAATAGAGAAGAACAAGTAAAAGAATCAGTTGTAAGAAAATTAGATAAATAATAGATAAAATAATTTTTATATTAAATATATATTGTTTTAATATAAATAAATTGTAAGTAGTAGAAGTAGTGATGCTATCTGATGCAATCGATAATACCAATGAAGAAGAAGATACCAACTTTGATATGGATATAGAATATCAGGACATGAGAGAAAGAATAAATGAATTATACGATATACAAAAGAAGGAATTGTTAACTTTCATTGAAGATGAAAATAATAGTAAAATTATCCCTACTTCGTCAGAGGTATCTGAAGTTGAATCTACAACGTCTAGTTATTACTATTATGATATAGAATCAGATTTATTAAAATGTGATATAGAAAACTATATGGATACATATGGATATGAAACTGGTACTATTAATATATGTATATATCAAATAAATGTATCAGGAAAGGTGCCATTTATACAATATATTTTGCAAAAAAATAATAGCCAACATAAAAAGCACCCAGATACTATCAAATTTCCAACATTTAACTATGTAAAGGGAATGGATATAATGTCATATTGTCAATCCATATTAGATATGACATTTATATGTTATTCTGAAAATATGAAGGAAGAAAATAAGGGAGCATATATGTATAAGGGATTTACTAATAATAACAATCAATTACAATTGTTTTTTGATTGTTCGTTATACAGCATAGATGTGCACAAATTGTATAGAGAAAACGATTTATACTTGACATTAATGGATGAAATTGTGAACCATCAATCCATTTGCAATTTTAAAATCGATGAAGAAGTAGTCGATTTTTTCATGAACCATCCGAATTTTGTATATTTAGTAGATGCAGATGAATATTACATTGAAACCCCGATTGTCGCTTATGCAGGGTGTAATTATAATCAAGTAGAATTTTCTTCTATCTTCGGAATTTCGACATCTAAACCAGAATCATTAATGGGTCCTTATTATTATTTTACCGATTATCAAAATGCAATCAAAGCGGGTGGATGGGTAAATAAAGAAATACAAAATAAACTCAAAAAATCAACACAAAAAATGGTAGAGTATGATGAACATGGAAGATTTATAAAAGGAGGCCTTATTCGTTTCGCCATTTTTCCAGGAAATACAAAAGTGACTACTAATTGTCTAGAGAATAGCACAGATAAATCACAAATAACTCAAAACATGTTGGAACTAGATAGTTCAACTATGGAATACATAAATGCTAGAAACGCCATTCGATTTTCAGATAGAGATGCATTATGGACACAAAAATATGATAGTGTATATGTCGGTCCTATGTCATTAGATAATGGTGACACTTATCAAGAAGCTCCATTGTGGGTATTAAAGGATTATGAACAGCAAATTCCATTAACTATACATTCCATCGATAAGAGAACATTAAAGGAAACATGGAGTAGAGGGGACAAATACTATATTTATTAGAACAAACAAACAAATAAATTATCTAATATTTATATAATGACCACTGGTAAAAGTATATCCTTGTTGGGATTTACATTAGTGTTTACTTATATAATTATTCAAATTTTATCCTTTTATGGAATTGGATCGGATGCATATGGGGTTTACTTAGCATTTTACGCCTTTTTGATACTATCTATGTTTGTATTACCCACAGATAATGCACACTTATAGGAAAACGTAGGAATATGACGAAACCTTACAGCAATCCACACATTATTTGATCATTTGGCTCACTACTAAATAATATATCTCGGTTGCTATCAATCATTTTCAGCAAAACAGACATCTCCATTTTGTCTTTCAAATTGTCCACTATTTCGGAATCCATTGGATCGCGATTATTCAAATCAAAAAACGTCTTTTTAAATTCCCTCACAATATTATTGTTACTATCATTCGTCTCTTTTTGTTTATTATCTTTAAATAATTGCGCCTTTACGAGGTCTACGGATTTCTTCGTTTTATTTTCTTCATTAGCCCAAGGGTTTCTATATTTGTCTGTCGATATAAGTACATCACATATTTCAGGTTTCACTATTTTATCAAAGTTGCTAGCTTTTTCAAATGAAATTTTAAATGTTTGTACAATTTTATCTGGAATAACGGGACTTGTCTCCATCAATCGATCAAATTCTTCCTTGCACATTTTTATCATTTGTGATACAGGCATCCTCTCCGTCGGATGTTTAGCGAGCTCAATTTTAACATTTCTATAAAACTTATCCCATGCAATTCCGCTCACTCTATGAGCTTCATTTAATTGCGTAATCTTCAAAAATTGTTGAATAGTGCTGATAATACCAGCCAAAATATTAAATCCACCCACTATCATAACGAAATAATTTTGGAATCCCAACGGAACTCTCTCTTGAGCAAAATTGGCAGTACCAGTAAGCGTTGAAATAACGATAACAGGTATCGTATACCAAGCATTTAAACTGGAAAACATGGCGTTTGCTTTCGAATGTAGCCATCGATAACACATGGCTTTATCAGCCCACTCGATAAGGATGTCTTCATGTTCTTTTGTCCATACAACATCATTATTAATCATATTATTTAATATATCATCTTCTGCGTTATTTTTCAAACTATTCATAATAAATACAAATAATATATTTACTACAAAATAAATAAATTATTATATTTTATATTTTATATTTTTATAATTTTATACTATAATATGGAAACGCGGTTAAATCAAATAAAAACAGACTTTACACTACTAGTAAATTTAAAGGAAGATAATATTAAAACTATGCACACACTAGGTCAAAAAATAATTAAACTGAAAGAAATCTATACAGAATTCATAAATAATAACAAACAGAACATTTTCGTATTTGGTCTGGATTCATTTCATTTTCAAGGGAAATTAATAGATATTGAATACGAAGATATGAAACGAATATTTTACGCAATTACAAACCGAATGTATTGCGAATATTTCAAATTATATAAATTAATCATTGAGTATATTTCTAACAATATTTCCGATAAGAGATTACTCGAATTAATACGAGTAAATAATAATTATCCTGTGTATAAAGATTTAGAACCATTTAAACAATATGATTTTACACTTATTCAAAATTTACATGAAATTATAATCGCCTTATTACAAGCGATTAATGGGTATATTTCAAACAAAGATAATGAATTGGAAGCATATAAAATTAAGAATAGTTCCGGATTGAATATAGACAACTTCGTAACCACTTTTAATTTTAATATAGTAGTGATGAGAGAAAAGCTCACACTTTTTGTGACCTATATGGAATTTTTCCATAAACTACATAATAAATATTTAAAACGGCTTACTACTAAAATCCAACTAATGTTCAGTCAAATAGCAAATGATATCCAATTTGAAGATACGTCACAAACAAAAAAGGAAAAACGGAAAAGTTTATTGAATAATATAGTAGATGATAATATAGATAAAAATTTATTACATGAATTGGTGGGAAACGTAGAAGAAGTGGAACGAGTCGAAGTTTCACGATTATACTCCGTAGACAAAGTCGAAGGAGTATTAAAAAATAGTATTATTAGCAATGAAATAGATAGTCCTGTATCTCCTAAATCTGCAGATACCACTACAGCAATCTGTACAGAATACTCCACTGGCGTTCCGTATTCTGGGTCTGTGACTACGCGTTCCGCTCCGTCACATCCCCTAAATACAGATGAAAATATTATATTTAATATATTCCCAAAAATAGAGGATAATAATAATATTGTAGAGGAAATATCTACAGAAGAACCAATACAAGAACCTACAGAGGAACCTACAGAGGAACCTACAGAAGAACCAATACAAGAACCTATAACAGAACCTATAGAAGAATCAATAAATGTAACAAAAGAAGACGATGATATGTCCACTTTAACTATAGAAAGTTCTACAAATAATACAACTGAAATAGTAGATAAGCAAGAAGTAGTTGAACCCGTTAAAAAGAAGCGCGCCTATAAATCTAGAAAAAAGGCATAACGAATGAGTTCTTTAAGCCCTCATTTTACATATAATAAAAAATTGATATAATGTTTATTTACTATATTATATCATACTTAAAGAAGATGGAACGCCGTATAAACAAAAAAATAGAAACATATATTACTACGCTTAAGGATAGCATTAGAGATAAAGTTACAGAGTTGGGTATTAAAAATGATCAAATGAATCATTTGTTGCAATATATTTATGATTATGATAGATTGAATTTAGGAAAGGAGGATTTCATGAAAAGAAAGCGTGTAAAGAATATAGTCCCATTCTTTGATAGATGTTGTGCGAAGCGTGCTAGTGGCGAGCAATGCACCCGAAGAAAAAAGGAAGGGGATGAGTATTGTGGTACACATCTGAAAGGAACACCACATGGTATGATTGATGATCAAAACGAACCCAAACAAACCACACAAAAGGTGGAAGTATGGGCACAAGATATTCAAGGAATCGTTTATTATATAGATAAAACCGGGAATGTATACCAAGCAGAAGATATAGTAAACAACAAAATCAATCCTAATATCATCGCAAAATATGTTAAAACGGGGGAAATATATACTATTCCTGAATTCGGATTGCTATAAATTATATAAACACAAAAGTATAAAATTTGATGATTATGTGTAAAATATATATAAAAAATATATATATATTTTTGTAAATGGACGAAACCAGTAAAAAAATATTGACAAAAATTGGTATCACATTTGAAAATGAAAATCAATTAAATGAAATACTTATACCCCGCGAGACCTTTATAAATGACACGATATATAACTCAGTAAAAGAGCATATATCTGAATTGAAAACTATATTTAGTTCTTCATCTCTCACAAGCTTACAAAAACAAGCGGGAAAGAGTCAAAGATGGCCCTTGCTAAATCTAATTAGACAAATATTGAATGTCTATGGGTTTCACATGAAACCAATTCGAAAAAGCGCTGGATATACGGCGGATGGTGTAAAGAAATTTACACGTTTTTTTCTTATACAAAAAAAGAATGTAAAATCGGATAACATTAGCACAAATACTGACGATGTAGATAATTTAGAAGAAGAAGAGACCGAATCATTAATGGAATGTTAGAATTTTATTATTGTTGATTGTTATGAACAGCAGCAGGTTTTATGTGCAATATATTAGTATGTACATCAAATGTACCAAGAAACTCATGTGTAAATGCATCATAAATTTCATTGGTTTTTATGGATTTGAAATATTTTTTTTTATTGAATAATATAGATTGCACACATACCTCACCAGGGTTACTTCTGTCTCTCTTTTCTGTAGTCCATATCTGATCACATATTTTGCAGGGACATCGACTAAAATAGAAGACAGGATCACTTTTATAATATTGATCAGCAAAAGCCGAATCCTTCAACATAATGTCTAATTTTACAATATATAGAAATTCTGTAGGCCAAAATGGCCAAGTAGAATTTGTTCTTACTTCATCTGCATCAAAATGATCATTCTTTACAAATTTATTCCATTCTTTCATGTGGGGATATTTTTCATCTATTTCGGTAAAAATTTCATTCATGATAGGTTTGCGATCTTCTTCTTGGATAGATTTGAGAGCATTTATCACCTCATGAAATGAATTGAAATATGGATCACATTCGTATTCAAACCGACTATCATTTTCATACAAATGAGCCATTTGCTTATGGTGTGCCATCCATACTATATGCGTAAATATTGTTTTTCGTTGTTCTGCTATAGAGTTCATTTTGCTAATTATTGTGATAAATATCAATATCGGTAAAAGGATTTCAATTTTATTTAGAAGTCATAGCAATATAATAAGCATCAATATAATCTTGAAATGTTTGCTCCTCATTACGTAAAATTTCTAGTCGAGCTGCTTCATTATCTATGTCTTCATCTGACATGTTAAAATATTTCAAATAAGTATGTGTTGCACTATTTTCAAAATCTTCTTCGATAATATCTTCATATCCAATATCACAAAATCCATGACCTCGTTTACATTCATAATCGTTCCTAGCACAATTCATACAATATCCAATAAACATTTCATTTGTGCTACCATAAATGAAACAATTGTCACATTCGTGTGGTCCAGTACCATCTAGATGAGATGTGACCCAATCGTATGGGAAATACTTTGAATAAGTAATTCCTTGAAATTTATAATTATCATTGGAGGAGTGGAAGGAAACGTAGGCTTGCTTGCAAGCCGATGTTTCCTGACTATAATCCGTAGACATAGTTGAAGGATTATATATCATGTCGTAATGTTCCATTTGCAAGTGTGGAAAAGAAAGAAAAAAAAAGGAAATCAATTTTATAAAGAAAGAAGAAAGTTTAGTAGAAGAAGAAAGAGGTGAAAAAGTAAAAAAATTGAAAAAGAAAGAAGGTGGGAAGGAAGAGGTATAAAATAAGCGAGAAGAA